TGAGAAGTGTCACAAGAGGAGATGTCGGTCAGGTAATACCGCAACTTCCCTTTCTTATCGATTAGGGTAATGATACCATCGTCGGAAAAGAAAGAGAAGAAGTATTTCGTGGGTGGCTGAACGGCCTCACGGAAAACTTCAGCGAGTACCTGGACATCGGCCTTGAGGACGATTCGGATACGGTGGCCTTGGATGTACTGCAGAGAGCCGTACATTTCTTTAAGAGTCTGGGTGACCCACGCACCTTCAAGAGATGCATGTACACCAAGATCCCCGATCATCCGAGGGATCTTTCCAGGCTTCGCCCATTCACTAGTCTTGATCTTCCCGACACATTGGTGTAGCCAAACGTCACTGGAGTAGAACCCATCCTCTTCCATGTCTTTGAAAGCGGCCATCCGAAGGAGGCGTTTAGGGTGGGGGTCAGCGTGGCGTTCACGTGCTGTGTCGTAGATGTTCACGATAGTGGTGGGGAAGGAACTGAAGTGCAAATGCAAATCGCGGAAAAGAGCAGAATTCTCGTTGACGAAACGAGCTTGGGAGGACACTAGGTCGGCGTGTCCAGTGGTACCAGGTTCACGTGCACGAGTCATACGGATCGCACAGATGCTGGTATTGTTATCGGTTTTAGCGTAGATGACGCCGTCGTGAGAAACACAAGGGCCGACCATCGTCCGATAACCTCCGTCGAAGGACGGACCTACTGGGAAACGCACGCGTCCCTCTGGGTAAAAATGTTGAGTCTTTTTAGTCGCGACGAAACGGTGTGCATCCTGGTAGGCTGCAGGCTCGCTCGCCTCGACGTGTGGTACCCGGAACGGGTCACGCTGTTCGACTCCAACACATGACCCGATTGATGAAAATCCGGCTTCATACTTCCTCTGAGTGTCCCAAGCTGAAACTTGAAACCGGCGAAGTACTTCCACTGAGTGAGATACAAAGTGGTGCTCTGGACAACATCGGGAGGCGGGGGGATGTGTGTCAACGCTAGCTGCTTGAGCGCTGAAGTCACAATCCCTCGGACTCTAGTGTCAACGCCAGACAGGATGGAACCTGCGGCGTCAAACACAGAGGTGTTCATGAACGCATCGTCGCGCTGGACGAAGTCCACCAAAGTCAAGGATACGTCTTCGACTGCCTGGAACTTGTACTTGCAATGCTCCAGGAAGCAGGTCTCAGCGGAACGTGCCCACTTCGAAACGTACCCCCTCTTTTCCTTGAACGCAACCGTGAACGGGTAATTCACAGCTACAACGTCCTCCATCTCTGCGTCGTTGCAGTTAACTGCTAGACGCGTCTCGGCGAAGGGACGTGCGACCGTGAAAACGGCGCGGTTCAAAGCGTAGTACCAAGGATTATTCTCTACGACGGTGTAGAAAAGAATACGCTCCGTGAGCGTGTGCTTGGTACGCGAGTCCTCGGGTGGTGGCGGCGGCGGCACCTCCTCCAGCGGAGGAGGAGGTGGTGGCTCGCTAGCACTCGGGACGACTTCGGCCTCAGGAGGAGGAGGAGGAATCTGG